CCGCTCACGGCTGGGGTCCTCTTAATAAGTTTAAAGTAGGATTTGGACCTCGTTTTTATGAAGCACCTTTTGAAGCTTTAGACGCTATGTCTGATGAGATATCTGACCCAAACTACTTTACGTTACTTCGTGTTACCATAGATAAGTTTTCTGATGAGCCTCCTTCTTTCCTCCGGGCCGACATTGCTAATAAGTTTAAAGTGGCTTATGTAGACTTGAAGTTTCAACCCGTGTATGATGATATGCTAAATGATCGATTGTCCGGCTATGATCCTAATATACCTTTAACGGTTATTGATGCGGATGTCATTGGTAGTTACATTGAAGAGCAGTGTTCTACAATACCAAAGAATAAACTGGAAGAAGGGTTAAACATCATCAAAGATTATGCAGATCAAGAAGCTGGTAGCTAAAAACTTCTATTCCTTTAAAAGGCTAAATTTAGACTTTTCCGATATTTCTGGAATCACCAGGATCCTTGGAATAAATAAAGATAATGGAGGATCTAATGGTGCCGGGAAGAGCGTCCTATTCGAGGCTGTCACTTGGGGCATTTACGGAAGTACTATTCGTAAGTCTACAGAAGCGGCTCTAGTTAACGCTCAGGAGGCTAAGGATTGCTCTGTAAGTGTTGTTCTTGAAAAGAAAGGTGTAGGTACCATCTCAATTACAAGGGCTAAGAGGCCCTCTTCTTTGGATGTTGAGATTAATGGTACCTTGATTAATAAGTCTACTAGCACTCAAACCCAAGAGGCTCTGGAAGAAGTTCTTGAGTCTGACTATAAATCCTTTCTAGCCTCCGTGGTCTTTGGGCAACATTCGACATTTACTTTCCTAGACTCATCTCCAGAGGACAAACGTAAAATTATTAAGAGTTGTTTCAATCTAGATGATATATTTTCCAAGAGAACAGCGGTTAAGCAGCTTAAATCTTCGTATCAAGGTGAGTTGAAAGTTATTAGCACGTTACTAGCAAACTTAGTAAACGAGAAGGGTATATTGGACTCCGAAGTTCCCGACGAGAAATATAAGCTGATGAGGCTTCCCAGCTTAGAGAATATCTTAAAAGCAGAGCGTAAGATCTCCGAAAACGAAAAACATATCAGGGAGTATCAGAGGGGGTTAAAGAAGGCTCGTGATAAGTGTAGGAGACTTAATGACTGTATCAAGGAGGGTGTTTACGAGAATGAAAAGGAATGCCACGTATGTAAAAGCACTTACACCAAGTCTCAAACGAAAAAGGACTTAGCTACTCTTTGTGGTGAGGCAGATGATTTAGCCCTTAAGATTAAAGATGAGGAGGTTCTAATTAAGGAGCTTAGGGACATAAATGAGACACTAATACCTAAGATTTCTTCGTCTGAATGGGCCAAATATAATAAGAAAAATAAACAGATTGAGAATGCACAAGGAAGCATACATAGACTATCCCAAGTATCAGATCAGTTAAAGGAGTATGAATCTAAACGTAGTGAGCTTGATTCTTTACTTGAGGTTATGAAGTTTTGGGAAATAGCCTTCTCAGAAAAAGGACTTATTCGTTATATTATTAGGAACATTTTGGATTACTTTAATCTACGATCTAATGAGTATGTCTCACTTCTGACCAGTGGTCAGTTTTCATTGGAGTTTAACGACGAGTTGTCGGAAACCATTTGTAACAACAAGGTAGAAACCAAGTACATTTCTTTATCTGGTGGTGAGAAAAGAAAGGTTAACTTAGCTATAATGCTTGCTCTTCAAGATCTTAGCTCAAAGATTTCAAGAACTGATTGTAATCTCTTGTTCTTCGATGAGGTTTGCGATAATATTGACAATCCAGGCATCTTGGCTGTAAACAATCTTCTTAGAATGATAGAATCCCAAAGTCCTGAGAAGAAAGTTTTAGTGATTACTCACAACAATTATTTACAAGAACTTTTGGGAGATACAAACGCAATTAAAGTTAGAAAAAACAAAGGTATTAGTAGTATTAGATATGGCAATTAAGCAATTAGACAAACTGGGACAAGACATCTTCATGCAGCGTTACGCCTATCCCGGCGAGACGAAATACTCCGAGAGAAGTAAGGCAATGGCAAAACATATTGCCTCCGTTGAGAGCGACGAGGATATCGAAAAATATGAGAAGAAGTTTTACGATGCTTTGAGTACAGGGGACCTTGTACCAGGAGGTCGGATTATTTATGGATCGGGCCGTAACCAGCAGAACTTGCTCAATTGTTATGCTATTGAGCCTGAAGACACCGTAGAGTCTATTGGTAAGACTATTCAAGATATGTATCGTATCTCATGTGGAGGTGGTGGCATTGGATTTAATTTTTCCAAGCTTCGTCCTAAGGGTGATGATATTGGCAATGTAAAGAACTCTGCTCCCGGCTCTGTGTCGGTGATGCAAATGATTAATGAAGTAGGGAATCATGTTAAAGCAGGTAAGAATAGAAGAACCGCGCTTATGGCGGAACTTAATGTGGATCATCCTGATCTATTGGATTTTTTGCACATTAAGTTGGATCTTTCACAATTAACGAACTTCAACATTTCGGTAGCTATTACCGATAAGTTTATTGAAGCTTGTGAGAATGATGACACTTGGGAGTTTAAATTTAACAACAAGCGATACAAGGTATATCAAGCTAAACGAATCTCCAGCGACGGGACTAGTGAAGTTGTTAATATTGTAGCTCTTTCTGAGGAGGATGCTTTAGGTAGGGCCAAGCAGCATCACTTGAATTTGTGGGATGATACCTTTGAGGACATTCAGGAAGTTCATTTTAAAGCAATCGACTTGTGGAATCGTTTATGGGAGAACGCCGTTAAATCTGGTGAGCCGGGTATTTTCAATCTATCCCTTACTAACAGATACACCAACATGTCATACTTCCTTAAGATGAATGCCACAAACCCTTGTGGTGAGATTCCTTTGGATTCATATGCTAACTGTTGCTTGGGTCACATTAATCTTTCTAACATGGTAAATGAAGACGGCGATGGTATTGACTGGAACCGTCTCGCTAGAACTATTCGTACTGGCATTCGATTCCTTGATAATACGCTGACGGCGAACCATTACCCTCTTGAAGAGTGCAAGATTGCGGGTGATCGCTCTCGCCGCATTGGCCTTGGTACAATGGGCCTGCATCACATGCTTATCAAGCTAGGTATCAAGTATGGAACCGATAAGTGCATTGAGTTTATTGATCGTCTCTACACTACAATTCGTAATGAGTCTTATCTTGCTTCGGTTTACATTGCTCGTGAAAGAGGTTCATTTCCTGAGTTTAGGGCGGGGAAGTATCTCAATGAAGAGTTTGCAAAGACTTTACCAGCACGTATCCGAATGCTAATTAAAGAGCATGGCATTCGAAACGCTGTAATGCTAACGGCTGCTCCTACTGGTACGATTTCATTAGTGCATGGAGCTTCAACGGGTATCGAGCCTATCTTTGCTCCGATGTATAACCGTCGTTATCGCGAGGGTAATACGTGGAAGTCTACTCTTGTTCTTGACCCATTGTTCAAAGAAGAACTAATGAAGGGTAGTGATGGTCGCCATATCGTAGGTGCCCAGGATATCACACCTGAACAACATATGGCTGTTCAGGCTTGTATTCAAAAGTATATTGATAACGCAATTAGTAAGACTATCAATCTTCCTGAGGACGCAAGTCATGAGGTTGTTTCGAAGATGGCTCTTAAGTATGCTCCGTATCTTAAGGGAATGACTGTTTATCGTGCGGGTTCAAAGGGTATGGAGCCGCTAGAGGCCCTATCTCCTACTGATGAGAATATCGCCAAGGCTATGGAACTCATTGCTTCTGAGCAAGCCGAGACTGAAATGGCAATTGGATCCTGTAAGATTGACGGGGAGTGTGGGGCATAATGGTTGACGCAATCTTAGAAACGTATAAGTGTAAAAAGTGTGGACCTTGTTCTGTATTTGTAGAGAGGTCTGATGAGACTGGGTTATTCTATTATGAGAAAAGAGTAGGTAGAAAAATTCATGAGGACAAGGTTCCAGATTATGACGGAACTGAGGAGTGGTCATACCATCCTGATTGGCACAAAGATTCAACTTATTGGCATAAGTATGTAAGGGAGTGGTCTATGGATTATTTTGACACCATCGAGTGCCCTACCTGTAAAAAGGAGACCGGAAAACGAGCTTCAATTTATTACTTTAGTGTAGGGGCTGGTCGTAACTCTCATCAAGCATTGAAGGAGCGTCTTCGATATGCTCACGAGGGCATGGATAAGAAGCAAGCAACTAAGTTCTATGAGGAATCAATCGCAGCTTCTAAGGAACGTCAAAAAACTGGTGAAGAACATTACAAAAAGATGGTTCCAAACTTGAAGCAGATGGAAGCTCAGGGTAAGATCAAGCGACTTGATCCTAAAACTGCTGAACATTCCAGAGAAGGTTTGAAGCAGGCCAATATTAACCTAACTAAAGATGGGACAATTGGTAAAGCGTCTAGGAACAAAAGGTAATTTCACCGGCTTCGAACCTATAATATAACATGCCCTACCACATTTCTGACAACACCAAGAAAGGGTGTTTGTATCTTCTCAAGCACGATCTAGAGTTCTTCTCTGAGATCGTGCCTCTTTTAAAGCCGGAGTTTTTTGATTTCCCTGCCTACAAGAATATCTTTGTAGGTGTGCGGGAATACTACGATAAGTATCGTAAAATTCCCTCTGATGTCGCACTGGTGGACTTTATCGCCACCAGTGTTTCAGGTTCTGACCCTGAAGGCATTGACTATGAGAATGCAATTGCGGAGATCAACACCCTTGATAAGTCGTGTTTAGGGGATCGAGACTTTATCCTGGATACAATTGAGGAATTCGCTCGACAGAGGGCAATGGAATCCGCAATAAGGAAGGCTGTTGCAATCCTTAATAAGGAAGGTGATATTGGTCAAGTCGAGGAACTCGTTAAGAGTGCGTTGATGGTCAACAGAAATATTGATGTTGGTCAAGACTACTTTACTGATATCGCCGCTCGCATTTCTAGATCCTATGAGGAAGACAATCGAGACAGAATCTCAACAGCGTTTGTGACTCACAATCGCAATCTTGAGGGAGGTCTTTCTCGGAAGGAACTCGCTATGGTGGTAGCTCCTCCAGGCGTAGGTAAGTCACTTTACTTGGTAAACCAAGGGGCCACAAGTCTCCTTCAAGGACGAAATGTATTGTATGTTTCTCTAGAGATGAGCGAGGATAAAATTGCAGGTAGGTTTGATTCGGTATTAACATACCTTAAGAATTCTACGCTAAAGCAGCCTCAAACCCAAATAAAGCTTAAGTCTAGGTTGAATGAAGTTAAGACTAAAAGTAATGGAAGGCTTATCATTAAGGAGTTCCCTACTGGTGGCTGTAACGTCAATCAGCTTAGGGCACTCCTGGTACAGTTAAAGCTGCACAAGGATTTCACTCCTGATGTTTTAATTGTGGACTACCTCGAACTTCTTCGGCCAAACCGTCTAATTGATTCTGAGTATCAGGCGCAACAACGTATCGCTGAGGAGATTCGAGGATTGGGGGTCGAATATAACTGCTTGGTCTGGACGGCATCTCAAACTAACCGACAAGCTCGCAAGGTTCCGATTATTACAGATGCAGAGCTTGGTGACTCATATGGAAAAATTCGTCCTTGCGACTGGGTTATCTCCCTAAACCAGACTCAGGAAGAGTATGATGAAGGGGCAATGAGGGTATTTGTTATGAAGGCTCGGGACTCTAAGCAGCACTATCTAGTTAATATTGGTGTAGACTACTCAACTCTACAAATGAGGGAACCCACACATGAAGAACAACAGTCCGTCTGATTTCCCTTTTATTAAGGAAAAAAAGCATATCTACAATAAATTTATCGACAAAGAGGTCGGTGAGGTAAATGTTGGCTGGGCTACTTTTACCTTTGAGCTTCATTCTGACCTTCAGCAGGAGGATCAGAAGGTTGATGGGGTATGCCTTTGGGATGAGAGAAAAATAAAATTAGAAATGGGTCTCTCTGATATTGATGCACGAGAGACTATAATTCATGAGATTTACCACTGTATGCTTGAAGGAGCAGGTTTGGACGAAAAGAACTTTGATCAGCAGAGAATGTTCTTGACCAACGAACAGCTTGTGGTAGCATTATCCAAGCAGACGATGACTCTGCACCACCTTAATCCAAAACTATTCGCAGCTATCTATGCTTGATATTGTAGAAACAGATCCTGAATCTCTAAACCAAGACACCTATCAATATATTGTTGATATTGTTTCTAAGGTTGCTCGTGACCCTAACACGGCTGCTGATCAACTTTCTAATATTTCCTCACAGTATGCCTATTATTATGGTATAATGATTCGCACCAAGAGACTTCTGGATGACTGCGAGGACGCTTTGGAAAACTTCAAGGCATCTGCTCGTACATCTAGAAGGAGTGAGGGCGTTAAGCTCACCGCTGTCGCGGCTGAGGACTACGTTCAATCTCTTGATCTGACCAATGATTTAAATGACCAAGTTCGTCGTTCTAAAGAAAGTTACGGATATGCCAAGGGCATCTGTAATACTTTGGAGATGAAGAAAGACATGCTTATCCAGCTATCCGCTAACAGTCGGCAGGAATCTAAGCTTTACCAATAACTTGTTAGCACTCGATTGCAAACCA